TCAGCAGCAAATGCATAATCCTCTTCTGGAATAACAGAGCGATACAGAGTTGGAGGAGGCGTAGGCGCAGGCATCATGACTTGCGGCGCTGTGCCCTTAGATCCGCCCATAGTGACTACTTCTTAACATGAATCTCTATAGTGATTCTATCGTTGATGAATTCCCCTAAATGCTGAAGGCCAATGAAGCCAAGCGGTCCCAGGGTCAGGATCAGCAAGAGTTCAGCGTAGGTAATGCTGCGGCGCATTTTTCACATAGTCCTTATATTCAGGAGTTTAGCGAACTCCTTAGTCGAGTGTCTATAGATGTCCTTAAATTTACATTACTGACCTACCAACAACGTTTGTTTGCAGAAGCTTTGTGGGAAGCAGCCAATTATGGCGGTTCAGAAGCCAAATGCACTAAACGTTTACAAGAGCTTTACGGTGACCAATGGCATCGCTTGACCAGGATTTCTGAGCATATGGAGCCTAAGAGAGCATATTACGAGCTGGTTTTGATACTCGACCATGAAAAACAGTGGGCCGCCGTCAAAAAAGACGTTAAACTGCACTCACAGCAAGATAAAAAATGATCCAACATGGAGCCAGAAACATGGTTTGAACCAGATGAATTCCTAGAGGAGACTGGTTCTGACCTGCCTTCTGAGTCCAACAAGTACTTGAGCTATCGCTTTCATGAGTTGGACATTGATGCAGTCACACCAGAGAACTACCGGGAACTTCTGGTGCCAAGTCTTGCTAAGCAAGTTGAGATGTTCTTACCACCAATAGGAAGCTTTGAGACGCCAGATCTCAAGCGGTATCTGGAACTGGTAAGAAGCTATGAAACCTCAACCAATGACTTGATCTTAGGTCTCTCACTTGCGGATCAAATCAGGATTACATTTAGCGATATGAAACCTGCAACAATTTGTGAACGGTTTCCCGATATCGATTTGGCTACAAAAAGACGCTATCGTTGTGTAGCTGAATATTTAATCCGCCAGGGGGAGCTGGCCAAACTGAAAGATGAGAATGGCAAACTCATCAAGAAGGTTGGCAACATGCAAAAAATGGTTGTGATCTATCAACCTCTCGATAAAATCCGTACAACCCTCCAACGGTCTGGACTTTCTCAATTCATTAAGAACAATGACAGAGCGACGCAAAAAACTGCTAACGAACTTGTTGACCTCCAATCCAAGTGAGAGTGAGCAGAAGATGATGCAGCTCGTGATCGAGCGCATCTGTGCTGACATGTGTGATTTTTATGATAAGTTCTATGCCAATGATGGACCTGGTGCAATTGTTTATGTGCCACGGGCAGAAGATGAAAAAGCAACGATGTTCTATCTGCCAGTTCCAGCCTTAATGAATGCACTTAAAGACTTCCGTGATCGAGATATGGAAGGTCCAGCAGACGTTATGCAGAAAGCAATTTCACGTGCAGAATCCTTAGATATAACTAAGGAAGCATTATTCATCATTCAAGATGAACAGTTTATGTCTTTAGTTCACTACAAACGAGATAACGACGGTAGGGCAATTCTTGTCTAGACTCAAAGCCTATGATCGCTATCAATGGGCGATCCGAATCACTCGATTAGAGCACGACTGGCTAACTCCTGTTGATTATCTTCCTTACATTGATGCTCTGTTAGGTGACATCGATCTAGATCCCTGCACCACGGAAAAAGCAAATAAAGAGTTCCTGCGAGCTAGAAACTTTTATACAAAAGAAGATGATGGCTTAAATACAGAAACTCCTTGGACTGGGAAGGTTTATTTATTCCCACCTACCTATGGGCGTTGCTCTTGGAGCAAAGTACGTGGCACTTGGAAGTGGGGATTACGTGGCGGCTCAGGAAGCATGACACCTACAGGTGCTTGGTTTCGCCGTTTGGTTCGAGAATGGAAACTTGGAAACGTTAGTGAGGGACTAATGTTTTCAATTAACCACGAAGCAATGAGGAGCTATCAAGAGATCTGGGACTTTCCAATTTGCATCCCTCATGATCGCGCCAATCTTGTTAACGGCCGCGAATTTTATACTATGGGTTCAGCAATTACATGGGGCTTCTTTGTTTACTTACCCCCACGTAATTTTGATTTTGATCCTAGTTATCGGTTTAGAGAGATCTTTTCAAATATTGGTCGAGTTATTGGTTAAGACGGTTGAGTACGAAAAAGATTACGGAAACCAATCCGCCGGTCAGTGTTGCCGATACTAGCAGAACCCCTTGGCTCATAGGGGAGTGCAGCAATGGGTACGGTTCCACCTTCTCCTGCAAGAACAAAGCGGTCATCGCCACGGCGTTGAGTTTCAAGATCATCTTGTTTTCCGGCTAAGTCGCGCTTTTGATATTGCTTAAGAAATCTTAAGCCAGCCTCATTATCTTGCGCTTCTTCGTGACCACGGTAGCGGTTGTCAACACCGTAATCCTGGCTAAGATGTTTTGTCATAGAACCATTCTCTCAGATCTAAATCAGTGGACCAGCAAGCATCCGTAGATATGGTGAATCACCCTTCTCATTACACCAATGGGAAGCTGGAATGTATAGAAGCTATAGAAGCATCGTTAACACCAGAAGCATTTCGCGGTTACCTCAAAGGCAACATTCAAAAGTATTTATGGCGCTATGAACATAAAGGTAATCCAGTTCAAGATCTATTAAAAGCAGAATGGTATTTGAAAACCCTTATCAATAGTTACGACCATTAATGGATCGAGCAGATGAGATCTTATACAACTACTGTCCTGAGCTACAGTTGGTTGACATGCTTGATTGGCTCCAGGATAACTTTACAGATTACGTGAAGATCCCAGACCTCCTGGAGGCTGATTCCAGTATCTCCAAAATCTACGCATCGTCTCTCCAGTCGGATCCCAATCTAGAAGTTTCCTCTCTAGATACTCAACAGCTTTAATTTGATTTGGACTTTGATTCCAAGTCTCAGCCAGGTTAAGAAGGCACTGGTGTTGAGCTTCGCAGCGATGTGGATAAAAGGTTGGTATTTCTTTATCGGGAGCCAAGTAGTAGTTCAATTCAACACGCCGTCTTTCAATCAATCTTGGCTCGGCATATTGATAAATTTTATTGATATAAGGAGACCACTCTTTGATGATTTGCTTTTTGCTTGCATTTGTATTAATTAGTTCTCTTAATTCACATTCCTTAAATGCAGCTAAACCAATGCTATGTGCATAGCTAAGTATTGCTGCTCTCCGTTTACTGTTCATTGGCATGTAAACACAAGGAACAACTTGATCTGTAAACTCCTTTAGATCAATTAAAAATTGCTCTAGTACCTGAGCTTCAGAAGCTTTATCTCCGCCATGGACATAACGTTTACCCATCTTGGTACTGCCATAACCAATGCGCCAGATGTAATCCCCTCGATCTCGATACGCAGCAAAACGGCCAAGACCTAAGAAAGTCCTGGCCGGAGTAAACCTTTTAATTAAGTTGACAGCTTCTTCGTTAAGAAACGGATGATCAATTTCTAAGGGCTTATGGCGTTTCGACCGTGCCACTGTAGGCAACTTCTGAATAGCCATCTAAAGTTAACATGCAAACGTAGTTCTTGCTTGCATCGGTAACGGTAACAGCAACTGCACCTTTGCCCTTGCCATCACGCTCAATAAAGCTAAAGCGTGTAAAGCCAGAGGGGGCAGAAGAACCGCTGTAATCATCTTCCTGGAAGATTTCCATCTTCACAACACCGAAAGCTTTGGTCAGCGTAACTTTAATATCACCTGTTGTAGCAGGATTAACTTGAAAACAACGGGTATTTTGGCTGCGATCAAGGCCGTCACCAGGTCCTTTGAACGTAACGTCACTACCGCTATCAACCGAGAGGGTATCTAAGGTTCCTTGAATAACGCGAGTTGGCATTGTTCTTAAGAGAGTTGGCTCTCAGTCTGGTAATTGAAAGAGAAATCAGCGTCGATGCCGTGTTCCTTGAGGATGCTGAGGAACAGTTGACGATCCATCAGTTTCTGGTGGAGCATATCGATAAATGCTTCCTCCAGTTCATCACGATCCAATTCCCGGATCGCCATGGCTGCGGCGTGAATTGCAAATTCGCTGTCCACGCTTAGCCCTGAGGCGTTCGCATCCATTGGTATTAACCAATCTGTGATTACATCCTAACAGCCGTGAACTGTTTGGCAATCGTGTCAACCCTGTGGGTCTACTAACCGTTGAAATCGTTGGTCAACGGTAAAACTTGGTTCATCTGGAACGTTTTCAAACATTCCAGGGGCCAATTGAGGAAGCCTTTCTTTGGTGTACTGGTCGAGAAACTGTTGCGATTTGTTCATAATGCCTGCAATAAGACCGAGTTGTCAGGTTACCCAGTGCATATGTACTGGCAAAAACCAGACCAAAGATAAAAAGGACCGATTCCACTTGATTGGTCAGCCTTAAACCTCTATATTTTAGGCACTCTTAATTGATCCAATGCCTGATTCCGACCTTTTGATGGACATGATGGAGTCAGCAATTGGTGGCGTTAGTAAGACACAGATCCGTGCTCACCTAATGCGTGTAGCAAATCTTACTGAAAAGGAAGCAACAGCAGCTTTGGCCAAAATTAATTTTGCCAAGAAACCAAACTACATTAATTACTGGAAGTTTTATAACACAAAGCTAGATCCTAATGCCAACAGAATCTACTTCCCATTTACAAAGATCTACGAGTATAAAAACTTTTTAGAACCTACAGTATGTCAAGAATTAATAGATATAGCAGACCAGAAAACACGTCGTTCTTGTGTTGCAAATCCCAAAGATGAAGCAATTGTGACTGATTACAGAACCAGTTGGACAGCTGATCTCAATTGGGCTGAGCACAAAATCTGCAATGAGCTGGATGGAAAAATTGCACGTACTCTTGGATTTGATTTATTTCTTGGCGAGTTACTCCAGTTGCAAAAGTATTTGCCAGGTGAATATTACAAAGAGCACTGCGATTATTTCCATTGGCATACTAAAGAGCACGATGTCTACACCGAGTGGATGGGTCAGCGTACTTGGACCTTTATGATCTATCTTAATGATGTAGAAGAAGGTGGTGAAACTTATTTCAAACGCCTTAATTTAAAGGTCAAACCAGAGCAAGGCAAAGCTGTTTTTTGGTCAAACCTTTACCCGTTTGGAATGCCAAATCCCAAAACACTCCACGAAGCATTACCACCAATTAGTGGCAATAAGTATGTAATTACAAAGTGGTGGCGCAGCTGGAGCTTAATTCCTTAATGGTCGCAACCACAGGGAAGATTAGATTTAAGCAGCCATTGGAATTTCTT